TTGAATTGAAAAAAGCGGATGCTGCATTGACTTGAGATCCGTTTGCCATTTGAAAAGATTGATTTGCTTTCAGAAAAGCATAACCCAAATCATAACTAACTTGAGAAGCATAAAACGAAGACAGATTTGCTTGATTATATGAAGCATTAGCATGGTTAAATATTGTAGTGTAATTTAAATGAGCATCTACATTGATCACATTGGAAGTATTGGCCTGATAACCAATTAAGTTATAAACATCAATGAAATTGGTATTTACCTTAGTGAATGATGATCTGAGAGAATCACCGGTTCCATCGTTAGGATATCTACCTATATTTATTATTTGTATGGTCATTGCGCCTTTTCCAATGTTATTACTTTACCTATTTATGTGAGAAGGGACGGCCGAAGCCGTCCCCAATCTTCTATTAGTTCCTTTGTTTCTATACAACATTGCTAGTATTAGCTTTAAAATAATCAGATGGTTCAATTATAGTTATGGTATATCCATAATCATCTGTTGGTTGTGCATCTATTGGATCCGGAACAACGGTAATTGCTGATAACTTTGCCGGCCCATTATCAAATGATAAAACTGTAGCATATGCATTTGTTGAAACAGCATGTAATACAGTATTAGTTTTAAATCTACCTTGTGTGCTACCTAATTGCAATACACCTGTGTTTGCACTATAACTTACCACTATTCCATAAGCAGATGCACTCTTGTAACTATCTCCTTGAAAAACTAAATCGTTTAACTTGAAACTGCTATTTGCTGCTAGACTGGATATATTTATCCTTGCGATGTGCCCTGGATATAAACTTCCATCTTGCCAAATGTTTGTATTGGATTGACGAATGATTTTAGGATAACTTACAGGCCCATAGAAATGCATCTTCATAGTGAAGTTTAATGTCCATAAAACAACTCTTACAGAATCAAAGTTACCTTCGTATTGAATATCATTTGTTACACTGTTAAGAATAACAGGTATGTCTTTGATGATACCTAGGTCAGGCATCATGTTTGCTGTAACAGTAAAATCTGGATTGAAGAATGGTAATATCTGTTCAACAATCATAGTACCGTCATCAATGTTTCTTGTATAGACGGTCAACTGAAATGTGATATCATATGGTACGCCCATGTAGGCCGCACCTGCGGTTGTAGATGTTTTTGGTTGAGCAGATTTTAATAAAGAGTTTTGTTTTCTGGAAGCATCATAGTTTATATCAGTGATCTCAAATCCCATTCTTGGTAAAATGGTTTGGACTTGCTTCATTAATTCAGGATCAGAAAACATACGGGTTACCATCTTCTCCTTAGGAGAATAAATGATAGGCACCAGAAACCTTTGAACTTCTTTTCCAGTTTTATTATCAGTTCTTACTAAAGTGATATCATCAAACAATCTACCAAATAGTATAACTGCCTTTTTAGTTAGATTGTGATAGAATGGTGCGTTCTTTAACATTTATATTGACCCAAATGGATTTATTTCAGATAGATCCAGTATCAATACAGAGTTATTAGCAAACTCTTCATTATTAGTTAGATCGTGTGTAAAGTTTGTTGTAGTATCAATCACACCATCAATTCTATAAATGGCATGTGTAGTATTACCATAGACATTAGAACCGTTAGCAAACTGACCTTCAATATTATATATAAACATTGTGCCGTTAGCGGCATACCATTCTTTAACAATACCGTGAGATGTGCTATTGGCCCAAGTTCCGTCCGGTGATTGATAAACAGTTTCGCCGTCTTCATATAAACCTATACCAATGGTGCTTAGACCAATTTTAATGGTATAAGCATTTTCTTCTTCCACCATATCAATTTCTTCAACACCAGTATCAAACTGTTCCTGACTAAATCGGAAATCTTCACAACGCATTTCATAGATGAATGGATGACGGTTGCCCAAAGAAAAGAACATCAATTTCTTTTCAATGAACTTAATCTCAAACATACGGTGCATAAGAGGTACCCATACTAGGTCACCTTCTTGTGGTCGTTCTCTTAGTGCTGACGGTAAATTCTTGGCAAATGAACGGCGAGAGATAATGAAATTGGAACTATCTCTAATTTCGAGACCAAACTTGGAGAAGAAATCACCATCACCCTCAAAACCTTCAACATTGGCAATATATGCTTCAATCATATAAGCACGATTAAACTTGACCTTTGGATATTCACCAAAGATCATATCCATATTGTCTAAGGACTCTCTAGGAATATAATAACAGTTATGTCCCATGATTTGTATGGACTCAACAATAACATCCTCCATGATAGAGTGTTCACTACCTAATCTGTTCTGTGAAGGAAAATTGTTGAAATAACGATTGGTAGCGATGTTAGTTCTCCTTGCCAGTGTTTTTCTTCATTGTTCTTCCTCTTATCCAGTTATCTCCTGGACATTGAAAACTTTTTTTGTTATGTGTTTCGTAATCGAGTGTGCTACCCTACCAAAAATGCAGGTGGTTGTTCGTAGGTATCTCTAATGTTTTGCTCTATCTGTGCAATATCTGCCATTGCCTCTTCATAGATTTGCTGACCATTCATTGTGATACCACCTGGTAGTTGCATACCACCAAACTTCTTCATGTTATTACCCCATTGCTTTTTAACATAAGCAGTGGCTAGTTTCTTTAACATACGGTCATTCCAAACTCTGGTATAAACAGTTGGATCGGTAATAACGATACCTTCAACCACAATATACTCACCAACGGCAATATCGTTTTTCCAGTCCCAGTCAATATAAAGTTTATTGGTAAGACGATTAAAACGGATTGGTTGTTGACCGGTAAAGATTAGGTCAAGAGTTGCCAAATGCTGCATGGTCAACTCATAGTTAACATATGATGTTGATGATAGATCCCAAAGGTCGTTTAGACGGAGTTGGTAACGAAGGTCAAACATGTTCATTGACAATGCGGTGCCACCTATAGGAAACACACGAATAGCACCAATGAGACCATCACTTACGGTAATATATTCATTGTCAAGGTCATCTTGTGTAATCTGATGTTTGACATATGCTCTTTCGGTTCCATTAAAATGAAATTCGTTCCAATATTCAAATGCCAACTCTACTGCATCGTCCACTTGAACATCATCAACATTGATCTGAATAACCGGGTAACCTAACTGTCTAAGACAGAAATCCTTGAGTTCATCTTTATTTGCTGGTTGAGACTGAGACATTAAGGTTGACCTCTATGGTAATATGCTATATATTTATATAACATCATGGAGTTTGCAATGAAAATAGGATTGGTCGGTGACCACATATCCGATATCTATATTTATGGAAAAATGAACCGGTTCTCTCCGGAGTCTCCCATTCCTATATTTGATGTCATACGAGAAGAAAGTAGGCCTGGTGGTGCTTCTAATGTCAATAACAATCTTATGGCATTAGGTGTTGATGTTGACTACTTCTTTGATAATAAAGAATATAGTGTCAAGAAACGGTTTGTCTGTGATAACCATATTATGTTCCGTGTGGACGAGGACAAGATTAGCACCGTTGATACATCTCAGATTGCTTTCCACGAAGAAACGAAATATGTTATACTTTCCGACTACGGTAAAGGCGTCCTTTCTCAAAGCAGCCAACTTATCTATCAGTTAAAGCAACAAGGTAAAATTGTAGTGGTAGATCCTAAAAGGCATATCAGTCATTATGAAGGTGCTGATATTGTCAAGATGAATGAGAAAGAATATTATCTGTTCTGTCCACAGGGAAAAGGTGCCTTAAAGTATTATGAAATAGGAACTTTTGTGATAACCTTAGGTGGCAAAGGTGTTAGAATTATCAATGAAAATGGTGATATAACAATTCCAGGTCTAGGATTACAAGTCTCCGATGTGACAGGTGCCGGTGATGTGTTCATTGCTGCTATGACCTACTACCTTGCCAAAGGTAAAGACATATATCAGGCATGTGAGATTGCAAACAAGTATGCGGCCAAGTCCGTAACCAAGTTTGGTACCTATACAATTACCGCAGATGACATTAGAGAGATTGAAGGTAAGATAGTATTCACCAATGGTTGTTTTGATATTCTACACCGTGGTCACATTGAATACCTACAAAAATCAAAAGAATTAGGTACTAAGTTGATTGTTGGTCTAAACTCGGATGAATCCGTAGCAAGACTAAAGGGAACTGTCAGACCACATAATAAGCAGGAAGATCGTAAGAAAGTATTGGAGGCATTAGATTGTGTGGACGAGGTTATTGTTTTTAATGATGACACACCATATGAACTAATCAAAGAACTAAAACCTGATATCATTACCAAAGGTGGAGATTATACCAGCAAAGATCAAGTAGTCGGTAATGATCTTGCTGAGGTAGTATTGATACCTTTTGTTGATGGTTATTCTACCACTAAAACATTGGAGCACCTAAATGGAGACTGTTGAGAAAAAATGGGGTAGAGAGATAATCTTTGCCAATAATGATAAGTATTGTGGTAAACTACTTATACATGATAAGGCTGGTTCTAAAGGTTCTATGCATTTTCATATGAACAAGCATGAAACCTTTTATGTTCAACATGGTTCATTTAATATCCGTTGGATTGATACTAGAACGGCCAAGATCAATGAAAAGGTTCTACATGTTGGTGATACTTGGGTAAATGAACCAGGTCAACCACACCAAATAGAGGCCCTTACAAACAATTCTGTCATCATTGAGGTGTCAACACACCATGATGATAATGATAGTTATAGAGTAATTCCAGGAGACGGTCAATGATATTAGTGACAGGACATAAAGGATTTATTGGTAGAAATTTAACCGATTTTTTACATGCACATGATCAAGAAGTCTGGGGATTTGACGCAGTTGACGGTGATCCAATTGAATTGGCCAAAGATGTGCCATGGGAAACAATCACAAAGATTTATCACCTCGGTGCCATCTCTAATACAACCGAGTTAGATGTATTAAAAATACAGAGATGGAATGTGGAGTCATCTATTGGCATCCTAGAGAAGGCCATACATCATAACATTCCAGTTACATATGCTTCATCTGGTTCTGTATATGGTAATTCAATGGTTGATGGCAGATATGATTACAACCCACTAAACTATTATGCCATCTCTAAGTTGACCGTTGACCTATGGGTAAAAGAAAACTTGTCTCGTTTTACTTCACCAGTCATTGGTCTTCGATACTTTAATGTATATGGTAAAGATGAAAAGAAGGCCGATTTCTGTACCAGTCCGGTCTATCGTTTCTCGGAACAGGCCAAAGATACCGGCATTATTAGAATATTTTCTGGTTCACATAAGACATATCGTGACTTCGTTTGTGTAGATGATGTTGTTAAACTTACTGTGACAGCAACAAATACAGGAACATACGATGTTGGATGCCGCAATCCGATTTCATTCTTAGATGTGGCAGAGATGGTTGCTAATAGATTTAAGGCTACAATTCAGTTTATTCCATTCCCTGAGGTTATCAAAGGTAAGTACCAGTTATACTC